GGCTTGAAGGCCGTCGCTCATAGACTCCGTGTAAATCCGTGAAATTCGTGTCTCATGTTTGATCCCAGGTGCTGGTGATGGCGGCGCCGACGGCGTTGCGATAGTTCGCCGTGCGATCCTCGATGCCGCGTGCGATCGGGGCGCGTTTCGGGATTGTGCTGCCGGGATGCCGGACCTTGCCGACTGTGATAACTGCGTTGCCGATCATGAACCGGAGCGCTTTGCCGCGACGCGGGCGAATGTCATGCGGCGGGATGACCCCGCCGAATTCGTGAATAGCGGCGTACTCGATGTTTGTGCCGATCGAGGAGACAACGGCCGAGCCGACGATGCTGGCTTTGCTCGCCCGGATGGAGCGGCGCAACACGTTTGAGCGGACGCCGAGTTTGCCTTCTTCAGGCGGGAACGGGCCGGTACCTGTCATCCGGTTCTGGACGATGTGTCCGACCGTCAATTGGTTTTCGTCATCGAGTGTCGTGGCGATGGCTTGCAGCACGTGCGCAGGGAATTCTTCCAGGCTCTTGAGCGCTGAGCCGATGCGTGTCGGGATGACAATGCGGACGATCACGGTTGCTGGTTGCTGGTTGCTGGTTGCTGATTGGCGGCGGCCAGGCCGAGTAGGCGGGCTGCTTGGCTGTCCTTCTCGATGATCAACAGGATTTGCTCTCGCCTGGCGATCAATCGGCCCATCAGTGTGCCGAGCCAATTAAAGTCTTCACTGGAATGTTCGCGGCCGCGGCCGGAGTCCCATTCGTCGATAATGCGGCGGGTGATTCGCAAGTCGCGTGGCGCGACGTTGCACAGTTCGACAGGCCTATCTATTGCCTCTGTCGTCATGTGATCATGTAGCGTTTGTGGCTATCGAGGGCCTGCTTCACTTCCGGGATCAGATCCAGAGCGGACAGTGTTGAAGCGGCCTTGTCGTCCTGGGCAATGGATGTGCCCAGCTTGTCCATCGTCGCCCAGACGTGGCCGGCCTGCAGGAGCCAGGCGAGTTTCACGTCAGGCGGCAATGCGGTGGAGCCTTCCGGTTGGTCAGTGGGATAATCCTCGGCGTCAGGTTCAAGCGTCTCGAACCAGTTACCGCCAGTGTAAGTGATGCGCAAGCGGACTGACCAATGCCCCAATTGCCCGTCGAACTGGATCAAGCCGATGGTTTCATCCAGGTTTTGGATAATGCCATTCGTCGGTAAGGCCACCCAACCTTCAGCGAGTGACGTGCGTTGCTCGACGCTGCTGATTACTTCGAGAGGATAGCGCGGCAGGTAATAATGATTACGATCGGCGGTGAACTCGACCTTGGCATCCGCAACGCGCTCAAAATTGCGGTTGCAGTATTTGTCGAACTGCCCGGCGATACCGCGCCCTACGATGGTGATCGCAGCGTCAAAATCTGTTCGCGAGACAAATGACTCGCTGAGCAGATGCCGTTTCAGTTCGTCCAGGTTGCCAAGGCCGAGGTTCATTTAGACACGGATTTCACGGATTACCACGGATCTCTTCCACGTACCCTTTGAGGCCGATGGCGCGTTTGGTCGTCGTCACGAACTCCTGGCCTTTGACGTAACGCTGGCCCGCTTCGAACAGGCTGTGGGTTATCACGCGCACCTTGACCTCGCCGCTTTTGATGGCGCGGTTTTCCGGTTTGGGCGGCTTGTCAGTCACAGGCGGGACGCCTGTGCCACCCGGTTGAGTTGATTCAGTCATAGTTTTGCCTTTCTTACTTGTTATCGGAGGGACCAGCCGGCGGGTCGCCGGCTGGAACGCCCGAGTCGGGCGTGTTACCCGGAGCGGCGGGGTTTCACGTAGGCGCGAATCTGGAGATTCGTGATCGCGTTCGTGTTCGAATTCTCGATCACGTTCAACCGCAGATAACCCAGCGAGTTCACCGTCATGTTGGTGCAGAAGTACACCGTGTTGGTGCCGCTGGCTGCGACCGAGATGGTGCGGCGATTGGCCAGCCAGTTCGAGTTGTCCAGGCCCTCATCGAGCTTGAACACCACGGAGTCGGTCCCGGTGCCACCGGTGAGTTTGAACTTCACGTCGATGGCGACCTCATCGTACTTGGCCAGGCCAATGACCTTGGCCGCGGTCGAGTTGGTCGTGGCGGCAGCCACGTTGTTTGTCCCGCCTGCGTAGAGCGTGGCGAGGATGTCGTACTGTTGGGCGTGGACCTGCGGGATGATGAACAGGAGGAAACAGAGCGCACAGAGCCCTGCGATTGCTTTCAGAATAGTTTTCATTTTGGTTTTTTCTTTGTGCCGCCGCGTTACCGCGGCGGCTACTGGTTGATCAGGTTAGGCGGCTGGGGTGCTGAGGATGGCGAAGGCTGTGGCAACGCGGCCTTTGACGCCCGCGCGGCCGACGCCGCGGAAGGTGCGTGAATAGGTGTTCCAACGATAATGATCGCTGGCCTCGAAACTGAAGTCGGTCCGGACACCGACCACCAACCCTTGCGGATCACCGAACGCGGCGAGGTTTTTGCTGGCGCCGTCGGCGCTGGGCGCGACTTGCACCGGCGTGACTGGATATCCCAGGATGGTGCCGATCCCTTTGGGCGCCGGAGCTTCCAGCGCAGTCAGGAAGATCGAGCGGCCGTTGGCGTCCCGGACCAGGACGGCGCGGGCGAGCACATAGGGATGCATCCACCAGCGGGCGCCACGCTGCAGCACGACGCTGTCAACGGCTGTCAGGCAACGGACGAAGTCTTCCAGGTCCAGTTGCGACATGCCGAGGTTCCCTGCACCAGCCGGGGCGGCTGTGCCGAATGCGAACAAACCAGTCATGCCGCCATAGGCGGTATCGGCTGTGCCATCACCGATGAACGCGGCGGTGTCGAGCCGTTCGTTCCAGGCGCTGGTGAAGTCGTCCATGACGTCCGAGGTGACATCGAACTCCGCGTCGTCCAGGAGTTGGCGCGACACGTCGATCAACGAGGCAATCACTTCGACTGTGAGGTTGACGCTTGTGCCGGCTCTGGCGGCGTCTTCCGTTATGGCGCCGCCTTCAGTAAGTACGAAGGTAGCCGTGGAGCGCGCGGTCTTGACCGGGTAGCGAGTGACCTTGGTGCCGAGCCGGCGCACACCGAGCGTGCTCCAGGCGCCGAACTGCGCGAGTGTGTCGTAAATCTCGCGGGCGAGTTCGTCGGTCACGATCAACGTCGAGCCAGGGGAGGTGTCTTCGCCCAGGGCTGTCTTGCCTTGCACTTGCGGCAGGCTCTTGATGAGCGGCGCGCAGAGTCTTTGCATGTCGCCGTTGTTATCCACCGCCAGGCGGATCGCGACGTTGAACCGGGTGCGCAGTTCGTCATCGGCCATGATGCGTTCGATCGGACTACCGAAGGCCATCTTCTGCTCGCGTCTGAGCTGGATCTGGACTTTCTGGATCGATTGCTGGATGGCGGCGAAGTCATTGGCCGCGTTCTTGAGCTTGGTCAGGTCCTCGAAAGCGGTCTTGGTCTGCTTATCGAGGTTGGCATAGTTCTTCAGCAGGGTTTCCTGCTGTTGTTTCAGCGTTTTGTTTTCCGTCTGCAACTCGCTGACGCCATCGAGGACTTTCTTCTGGAACTCGGCTTCGCTGAGTTGCGAGTCAGGCGTTTTGGGCGCTGGAGGCGGAGTTGGCGGGGCGGCGACATCGCCGAGCATGGCCAGGCCGGCGATCGTGGTGAGGGTGAGCTCGGCGGCCCTTGCGCCGAAGCAATAATAGGCGATGGCTGACACTGCCAGGCCGATCAATATCAGCATGGCTGTCAGTTTGGGCAGGCGCGATGCCCGCCCTGCTTTGGAATGTTTGATCATAGGTGGTTTACTTTTTGGGTGAACTCCAGGAGGAACGCGGTGCGCGCCCGCTGTTGAGCCACGGCGACGTCAGCGGGTCTCTCAGTCGCAGTGGCGGTTTCGCGTTTGGCGTACTCCCTGGAAAATGTTTCGAGCTCGGCCTCGCCGATCGCGCCGGCTTTGTAAGCCTTGGCCAATGCGTTCGGGTTCGCGCCGATGATGCAGGCGCTGAGCTCGACTTGCTCTTGCTCGATGTAAATTGTGCGCACACCGGATTCTTCGTGCAGGTTCAGTTCCTGGAGTTGCTGCAGCCAGGCGCTCTTGTCGTTGTCCCATTTGCTCGCGTAACGCGTGGGCCAGAATCCGACGCTCACGGCTTTGAGATAGCCGGCTTCGGTCATGCGCCAGCCGAGTTGGGCGAGTTGGTTCTCCGGCACGTCCACGGCCCATTGCACGCGTTCGACGAGTTGCCTTCGTTCCACATGGAAATCAATGACCCGCCCAACCTGGTTGGCGATGGTGTCGTATTCGTGACTGTCAACGAATGGCGCGTTCTTGCGGAAATGAGTGAAGCGCCAGCCATCGGCGCGGATGACTTCCTTCCAGGAATCGAGGGTCTCGTCGGAGGCGACGTAATCGACGATGCCTTTGGCCGAGTCCACCACGCGGACCTTGGGATACAGCGTTCGAATCAATTTGGTTGGTGCGCTCATACGAATGGATTCTCGCTGATATGCAGCCCGACGGGCGGTTGAGCTGACGGGCTGGAGAGAACGTGCAGCCAGACCTTGGCGCCGTGGGCGATCGCGGCGCGGTCCGCGTCGTCCAGTTCCCAGCAGGAGATGCATTGGCGGCCGTCGTCGTTGAACACGTGCAAAGGAACGATCGGCTGTGAGTCGCAGCAGCCTTCAGCATCGGGCGGCATCAGGGTCAGGTTGGCTTCGGGGAATGAGACGGGTTTCATGATTGGTGGCCTGACCGGCTAGGTCTCCTCCGGAGGGGCGGCCACGGCGATCGAGACGCAGTGGCAGTTGATGACGTTGCCGGCGCTGCCATCCGGATCGCCGGGGAACCGCAGATGTTCGCCGCCGACTTCGAACGCCTCATCCACGCCGACGACCTGGCCGTTTGCGGCCGCGTGCGCCGGCCGGACGTTGTCGTTACCGCTCGTGAGCCATTTCTTGTACTGCACGCCGGCTTGTTTCATCGCCACTGCGCGGCCCTGACCGTAAGCGGCGCTGGTCTCTGTCATGGCGATCGTGCGCGCTCGAGCGCGTGAGATGTCGTTGAACTCGGCTCGGACGCGGTCGCTGAGCTTGTCGATGCTCTCACCGAGCTGGAGGCCGTCTTCCAAAGTCTGTTTGACCTGGTCGTGGATCTCGGTGGGCACGTCTTTGAGGCGGTTCTCGCGTTGGCGATTGAACTGGAGCACGGCCTCGGGCGTCATCTTGAACGGATCGTCCTTGGCCAGTTCATCGAACAATTGCTGGCCGGCACTGTGCAACGCTTGCGCGGCGACGGGTCGCATGGAGGTAATCAGGCCCTCGCTGAACCTGGACAGGTCGAAAATGAAATCCACCGCGGCAGCGCGGACCTGGCCGGTCGGGCCTACAACGGTAAGTGTAGGCGCCGCCTCGGTGCGCAAACCGTTGCCTGGGCTATGACTGGATGGATCAGTGCCCGCGACCGAGGCCGGCGCGCGCCTCCTTTGAAATTTCTCGAGTTTCGACAGTGTTTCGGCGCGGGCTTTCATCAGCTCGCGATTGAACCGGCGTTCGTAGGCTTTGAGTGTGACCCGGCGTTTGCTCATCAGATCGCGCCATTGGGCCAGCTCGCGGGCGGGGCGGGAGGATTGGAAGTCGTCGGGCTCGGTGGTGCGAGTCACAGGCGGGACGCCTGTGCTACCCGGCGGGTGGGTGGCACAGGCGTCTCGCCTGTGACTGTCTCCCACCCACCCGAGGCGCTTCGCGGTGATTGCACGGAGCATTTCGCTCACGGCCTGGCCGTTGCCGTTGCCGTTCCCGTTCCCAGGCGGTGTTGTGGGCTCGGCGAATTGAGCGTCGGTTTCTGGTGTGGCCTCGCCGACGGGCGCGACGCTGAATGGGAGGTAACCAACGTCCCAGCTCGAGTACGGCTTCATGCCGAGCCGGAGATAGTCGTTGATGTGTTCCATGGGTTGGCCCATGGCCCAGAGCTTTTGCGCGGCGTCGATCCGTTCGCGGCGGACTTGTTGCATGACAGAGTGTTCATCCCAATCGAACCAGGCGGTAAGGGGTTTGCCTGTTTGCTTTTCAACAACTTCCTTGACTGAACTGGCGATCGCCACGCTAACGGGGATACAGGTTTCTTCGATCAGGATGAAGCGGTCCGAGGCGCTGCCTATTGAATAACTGGCAACGACGTCGGCCATGCTCGGCGGTACGCCGAAGCCGATGAATATCTCGTGCCGGTTCTGGAGCCGGCTGGCAATGACGTTGGCGTCCATGGCCTGGATCTGTGGATCTTCCACGGTAATGTCACCGCTCAAAAACACGGGCCGGAATTCACCTTGCAAGCTGCGTTCCTTTTTCTCGCGCAGTTGGCTGATGATCATCTGGCGCTGGGTGTCATCCGGTATCCCGCCCTTCGCGACGATATACGGGCCGCGATCGCCGTTGGATCGCATCAGGTGCAGATTGAACTTGCCAGCCAGGTAATCGGCTTCAGCAGCGACTTCGGCCGCTTCCATCTCGCTCAGGCCGCGCCAGTCGTTGTATGGGTTCCACGTTTTGAGATGGATGACTTGCTGTGGGAGGAGCGTATGGCGTTGGCCCTGGCCATCGGTGAATACCCATCCGACCAGTTGACCGTGATCGATCACGTGCCGCATGCGATCGGGCCGGGCGACGATCAATGGCGGCCATGCAGTGCGGGCCTCCGGGAACGGGGCCAGGAAGCTGTCGTCCAGGAGCCAGAAATATTCACCGGCCAGTTTGAGCCAGCCGACTGTGGCCTCGATGAACGAAGCGAATGTGAGGCCGCTGGTTGGCTTGGACCAGTAGGCGGTTAGGTCCGGGTCGTTATACGCTTGTTCGCCGGCTGCGCCTTTTGCGCCCAAACTGAACATGAGGGGCACGGCGGAGATCGGGCCGGACACTTTCTTAATGGCGCGTTGGACCCAAACGGAATTGCTGTATGGGTTGCGGAGCCGATCGGCCGAGCCGCCATCAGCAAAAGGGACGCGGTTGAAGCCCATCTCGGCGAAGGCGCCTGTGCCGCGCCGGATGAATTGCCAGGCGGCGGCAATGCGGGTGCGCAGGGGTGTTTTCACGCGGGCCTCCCCGGATGGACACGGATTTCACGGATTGGCACGGAGCTGCTCCGTGTGAATCCGTGAAATCCGTGTCTCCTATATAAGTACAGGGAACGGACGAATCGGAGGGTTATGCGCCGAGGCGTTTGACGGAGTCGCGCAGGCGCGGGAGCCAGGTGGGCAGATGGAAATGCAGGATGGCGTCGGGCGCCCGAAGGCGGTACCACGTCGTCCATTTGAATCCGGCTTTCTTGGCCAGCCGATTCTGGCTCAACCCTTCGTTCTCCGCATGCACCAGGAGCCGATTCATCAAAACGATAAACTCTTCCAGCGGGGTTAACGGGCCAGGCTGATTGTGCAAATCGCGGGCCGCTTCCTTCAGGCGTTGAACCCACTTGGCGAGGTTCAGGTTCTTCGGCTGCCAGGTCTTCAGCCGGCGCCAGCTCGTGACGCTGCCAAGGATCGGCAGCTTGCGCAGAAGCTCGCCATCGGACAGTCCCTTGAGCTCCTGGAAGCGAGTCAAGGTCCCGATTAGGGCTGGAATTTCCGAAATCTGCGATCCGGAAACCGACGGGGCTGCCCGAAATTGGAGCGCTACCCCCTTGTTCAAGCTCTGTGGATAACTTTTCCGGCTCACCATAGCGGACGCCTCTTTCAGAAGCTCCTGGGAGGCTTTGGTGATTTTCGCCCTTTCCTCGGTCGTCAGGCTCCCGATCCAAGCCGCTAGGTCCGCGGAGATCCCGCCGGTCCGCGGCTGGATGATCTGCCGGACGGCATTGTGATATTTCTCGGGTTCCCTGGCCAAACGGCCGTGCACTCGGCTTCTGATGTCCTCGTTCATAAGCAGTGCGCGTGATGGTTAGAAAGTCCGGGGCGTCGGTCAAGGAAAAGGGCCGATCGGAAGGACCGACTCGGGCGCTGGATATGAGGAACCAGCGGAGGACCCCAAGCGAAAGAACCGACCGGCCCAAGGGTAGCGCGGGCGACACGCCCGCACCGGTCGGCGACCCGCCGACCGGAAAGCTCCTGGTAGAGGCAACGCAGATCGGCGAGTCGCCGATCTGAGCGACCGGTGCTGGCCGCACGGGCTCCCGTGTCGCGCTACCCTCTATATAATAGTACACGCTCAGATGACCTCCGCGTAGTAACCGGCCGGGCTGCCTTCAAGGGCGTACTCAGCGAGTTGGCCGGATGAAACTGTGTCTCCGTGCTTCCCGTCGGCTTGCGGTTCGCATTGATAGGTGCCACCTGTCTTGATCACCAGCCGATGGTCTTCCTTGAAATACGTCTCGGGCGGCAGGACGTAGCGGTTGTCGTTGACGGCCGTCGAGTAGAGGTCCCCGAGCCAGGTCTTATAGTTGGGTTGCCGTTGGTACCCGGCCGGGACCGGCTTCACCACGTTGCGCACGTCAACCAATTCCACCGGGATCATGTCCCGGAGTTCATCGGCGGTGTCGCGCGCGAAGTATTGTTCGCTGGTGGCCTCGATGCAGAGCCGCCTGGCCGGGCCGCCGGCCGGCCGCGCGCTCACGGTCTGAGCGATCCGCCGGAACCGCTCGCGGGCAACGCGCGGTTGATAAACTTTCCAGATGAACACGACTCGCTGAAATCGCTCGACGCCGCGGCGTTCTGCGACGGTGACACTCGTAGGGTTGCTCGTGTCGCCAGTCGTTGTGGCTGGATCGATGCCGATGCCGACCGCGCCGTCTGTGAGCTTCTCGCTCAGGAAGCGGAGGGCATGTTCGAAGTCGAGGTCGTTATCGATGATGACACAGGCGCATTGGCCGATGCCGCGCCGTTGCGCTGTGGTGAGCGAGAGGAGATCAATGGCCGCCGACCCGCCAAGCTCATGGATCAGCCGGTAGCTGCCATTCAGTCCGAGCTTGTTCGCCGGGTCGGCGCAGAATTGTTCGTAGGTCAGCGGTTTGCCTTCCTGCATGTCGTAGAGCTGATGGCCGGCGGCATACGCATCAGCCAGCGACACGCGATGGATCAGGAGGCCGTTTTGCCCGCGATAAAAATGGCCGTCGGCTTTTGGCGGGAACTCGGCGCCTGGCTCGGGCAATGTCATCTCGAAGAAGGGATGCCGATCGTCACTGGGCAGGTTCGAGGCATAGATCAGTTTGAACGTGGGATCGGTATCGACGATGGGCTTGACGGCGATCTGCAGCTCGCGCTCCAGCTCTGACCTGGTGAACCCGGCTTCGTCCCGGAGCACTGTGCCGGTCCAACCGCGGGCGGTGGCCGGGTTCGGCGAGATAACCAGCGTTCTCGAGTACGAGGTGCGCGTGAAGTAGAGGCGCATCTCCAGGCGTGAGCTGCGGTAAAGGTCTGTGAAGTCTTTGTCGCTGATGCCCTGGTATACTTTGCCGGACTCGGCATCGGCGCATTTGAATTGCAAGGAGCCTTCCGCGGCGGATTCAGTAAGGGTGGATTGGACGGCGGCGGCTTCGCGCGTGACGACCTGGGCTTGCTCGGTGGCGCTGAGGGTTTTGCTGACCAGCTCAGTGCCCATCAGCAGCGAGGCGCTGGCGGCGATCACCGTGCGCCCAGGCTCAGCGGACATCTGGTCGAAGGAGATGTCCCCGAGCGTGGTGGATTTGCGGCATTGGCGCGCCCAGAAAAAGGCCATGGCGCGCACGCGCCTGGCGGCGGCGATGGCCACCTTCTGGTATATTCTGCGCGCGCCGCGGGTCATGCGGGTAGGTTCAGGTTCTTCTCCACTTCTTCCACGTCGGCAAAGTAGGTCTGGCGCAGCAAGCGGATCTTCTCTTCGTTGCTGGCGGCGCTCTCCGCGATCGAGCGGGCTTGCTCGTCTCGATACCAGAGCAGGAATTTCTCGCACGTCTCGCGGGCGAACCTGGCGCGGTCCAGTGCGAGCTGTTGATGGGTGATGTCCTGGTCGCGTGATTTGAGCACGAGCATCATCAGCGCTTTCACATCCTTCGGGTTCGCATGCGGTGAGATGGATAAATCGAACGCTCGCTGTTTGAGCGCGTCGATGGTCGCCTGGTCGAACCGGCCGGGTTGTTTGCTCGCTTCGTCCGCCACGGCATCGGCTGTCTCGACTGACTGGCGCCGGCGTGTGAGCAGTAAGGGCACACAGACTTCCTGCCAGAATGTGGCAAAGGAATCTTTGCCAGCGCGCACGCCAAATTCCTTTTCCACTTGCGGTATGGCGATGTGGTAGGGCGTCCCGTCGAGCAGCCACTCGGCGAGCTGCGCCTGTTTGGCGTCGTCCATTTGCAGGAGTGGATTGCGGGTCTTTCTCATTAGACACGGATTTCACGGAGACACAGATTTCACGGATTGACACGGATGCCGCCTGGAGCCTGTCCGACTCCGTGCTAATCGGTGGAATCCGTGTCTCATTTGGGTTCGTTCTTTGGGCGGCGTGAGTAACCGATGCGGTTTTTGGCGAACTCAGCCAGGGCCGCCGCCGTCGGCCAGCCGCCGAACCACATCACGTCCATGTCAGTTCCCAGGGCTTCGTGATCGGCGCTCGTCGAGCAAATGATCACGACGTGGTCGAACTTGGCGGCCTTGAGCAGCATCCAGGCGTCGCGCAACGATTGCTTCTGCGCTTCGGTGCGTTCGGTGGAGTGTTTGCCGTTGGTTGACATCATCTCAGTGCCGAGTTGAGCGCGCCTTTGCCTTCGTCGGTGATCTTCCAGCGCACGGGGCCGCCCAGCTCGGGTTTGATGCCCGTGATGAAGCGTTGGTCCTGCAAGGCGCGGATCGCGGAGTCAAATTCCGCCGTGGTGATCGTAGGCGGCAGGACCAGGCGCAGCTCGTGCAGTAACGCGGGTTCCGGATAGGACCCGTTTGTTACGTCGAGCACGCGCAAGATTTCAATGTTCAGATTCATGACCTGGTTGCGTGTTGGTGGGATCGGCGGGCGATGGCGGTGTCCGTTTCGCGAATGATGATTTCCGTGACGGCGTCCAGCTTGTCGGCGATGCGCGCGTGGCTGACGGCGTTCTTGATCCGGCGATAGAGATGGGCGCTGTCCAGGTCGTCTTTGCCTTTGACCAAGTACCCGGCCGCGCCCCAGCGGATGATGTTCACGACGAAGGTCGGTTCGTCCCATTGGCTGACGATGACGATGGCCGGCACAGGGATCTGGTTAACAGTGGCCGGGAAGGTGGCGCGCCATTCTGAATCCGCCAGGTCGATCAGGGCGGCGTAATAGGTTGTGTCCCGTTGTTTGAGACGCGCCAGGCCGTTGGCGAGTGTGTGCGCCTGGTCAATGGCGAAGAACGGTTCGAGCATGATCCGGAGTGCGACGCGGTAATCTTCCGAGTCTTCTACGATCAGGATTTTTTCTTTGGCCATGTCCGTGTTAATCCGTGAAATCCGTGTCTAGCTTTTAACCGCCTTCCAAGCGGCTGACGCTTCAAGCAGGCGATCCACGCGCACAGTGATTTTCTCCAAACGTTCGTCGGCGGCGGCCATCATGAGCGTGCGATCGGCCTTCGCCTCTTTGGGGATTTCATCGACGGTTTTCTGGAGCCGTTCCACGTCTTTGGCCAGGTGACTCAGCTCTTCTTTGCTGGCGTACTCGCGCGTGAATGAGACTTCGCGTTTCTGTGTGCGGCGCGAGCTGAAGAGCGCGGCGACGCTGGCGGCCGCGGCGCCCATCGAGAGG